ATGCTCACCATCAAGCAGATTGACGCTGCAAAACCCAAAGATAAGCCTTACAGGGTTGCGGACGGAAATGGACTCTTCCTCTATGTGCCAGCTTCGGGAAAGAAGGTATGGCAGGTGCGCTATCAGTTCGACGGGAAAGAGAAAGTACACACGATCGGTAAATACCCGGAGATTGGTCCGGCGGATGCCAGGAGCATGGCGTTTGAACTAAAGCGAGATTTAGCTCTTGGCCTGAATCCGGCCGTGAAGAAAAAGCAGAAGGAAAAGAAGCCTGATTCGTTCGGTTCAATTTTCGAGGAGTGGTATAAGCACAAGAAGCAGGTGTGGTCTGAGAAGTACGCCAGTGAGCTCAGGCGCATGTTTGATGATGACATCCTTCCTTATATAGGAAAGTTGCAGATGGATGACATTGAGCCGATGGCTCTGCTGAAGGTGTTGCGGAGGTTCGAGGATCGGGGCGCGATGGAGCGAGCCAATAAAGCTCGCCGCCGTTGTGGAGAGGTTTTTCGCTACGCGGTCGTTACCGGCCGGTGCAAATATAATCCGGCGCCGGACCTGGCTGATGCGATGAAAGGCTATCGTAAGCAGAACTACCCGTTCCTGCCGGCCGACCAGATACCAGCATTTAACGCCGCTCTCGCCACATACTCCGGCAGCGTTATTTCCCGGGTCGCTACACAGATTCTTCAGTACACCGCCCTGCGCACGAAAGAGATGCGTAGCATGCAATGGACAGACGTCGATTTCGAGAACGACCTGATTAAGATCGCCGCGGATGTGATGAAGAACCGTAAGGCCCACGTGGTTCCAATGTCGAAACAAGTTAAGGCGCTGCTGAAATTCCTGCAGCCGATCACTTCTAATTCTGCCTTCGTGTTCCCCGGACGAAATGACAAGGCCAAATCAATCAGCGACGCGGCCGTACTGCTGGTTATTCGGCAGATTGGTTATGAAGGCCTTGCCAGCGGGCATGGATTCCGTCACCAGTTCAGCACTATCCTTAATGAGCATGGCTGGCCGCATGATGCGATTGAGCGGCAACTGGCTCACGTTGATCGCAATAACATTCGCGGCATCTATAACCACGCTCAGTACCTGGAAAAACGCAGGGAGATGATGCAATGGTGGGCGGATTATCTGGAAGGTAACGGGGCGTAAGCCCCTTATATTGTCGGCCTGTCATCCTCATGCACGGTCGTGATTTCGTGCGTCACCACTCCCATCACACCTATGTCTTCCAGCAGGTCATCCATGTAAAAAGCGCCATCATCGGTAATGATGCGACGAGGCTGAATCATGATCATCGCCCACTCATACATGCCTGACATATCTATCAGCACGGTGTCACCGTTTACCGGGTAACGCTTCTTATCGACTATGCACCGGCGTCCATTCAGCTCCACCATGCAACAGGCATTGCTGGTAGAAAGAATGTGCTGCAGCGGCTGAAGCAGAAACGTTACTTCGCCACTGGCAGATCCGACAGTCTGGTTGTGTATGCCGGCGACAACATTTCTCGCTTCATCTCCCAGGATTTCTGGATACCCTGTCCTGCAAACCATAATTTCCCCTTCCCGCTCTGGTTGAGACCGTCAACAACGCGCATCAGTGATTCGCTGTTGGCCTGAGGCTTGAATTCGTCAAAGAGATTGAGCTGCGACACGCCTTGGCTGTAAAAGTCGCCCAGCATCACGCCTGCTTTCATATACCGGCACCCGTCACGCCATATGTGGTCGAGTCCCTGCATGGCAACGCGGATGATGTCGCGCGTGTCATTTGTTGGAGTGCGCAGCTTTCCCATTGCTTGATTGCCGTAGAACACCTCACCTTCAGCGTGCGGGCTGGTCCTGACGAACACGGCTACCTGACTGCAATACTGGCGCTCTCTTCTCAGCTTCTCCGCGGCGCGTTCCGCATAGGAGCAAACTGCCTGCCGCATGTCTTCGTATTCGGTAATGCGTGAGCCGAACGATCGGGAGCAGACAATCTGCTGCTTGGTGGGCGCGAACTCTTCCAGCTCGAGGCATGGCTCGCCGCGCAGTTCCCGAACGGTGCGCTCCAGCACGACGTTGAAGTGCTTGCGGATGATGTATGTGCTCTGCTCCGACAGGTCTTTGGCGGTGATGATGCCCATCGCGTTCAGCTTCTTGCTTATGCGGCGGCCGACGCCCCAGACATCCTCTACCGGTACCAGCGCCATCAGCTTTTTCTGTCTCTCGATGTTCGACAGGTCGACGACGCCGCCGGTCTGTTTCCACTTTTTAGCAGCGTGATTGGCAAGCTTGGCCAACGTCTTGGTCTGGGCAATGCCGACACCGACGGTCAGATGCGTATCGCGCTTGATTCGCTCCCGCACCTCGCGTCCAAAATCTTCCAGCACCCGGCAATTTCGTACGCCGGTCAGGTCGAGAAATGCTTCGTCGATGGAATACACCTCCACCGATGGCGCCATCTGCTCCAGCGTTGTCATTACCCGGTTCGACATGTCGGCGTACAGCGCATAGTTGCTGCTGAACACGTGAATCTTGTGTCGGCGGATGTCATCCTTCAGCTTGAAATAAGGCGCTCCCATTGGGATTTTTAGCGCTTTCACTTCGGCGCTACGGGCAATGACACAGCCGTCATTATTGCTGAGCACCAGAACCGGTTTACCGCGCAGGTCAGGCCGAAACACTGTCTCGCAGCTGGCGTAAAATGAGTTCACGTCAACGAGGGCAAACATCACATGCCGCCATTTGGGTTGAACACCTGAAACGTGCGCTCTTCACCATCTGCGGTTGAGATGTCGCGGAACGTCGTGGTGTGCATCTCAATCCAGCTATTGGCTGCCCGGAGCGTGTAGTGCCAGTTGAGCCGCTCCAGTTCGCTCACAAAGTCCAGCGTGCTGATAGTGAAGCGGCCTGATGCATCTTGTTTCATAGCCTGCTTAAAGGCCATCTTGATTTCGTAGTCGCGGGGCATGGTCATCTCCCTCCCTGATAGATACTGTATATAAATACAGTAATATTGATCGGTAGAATTGATCAAGTAGCAGATGAGAAATAATGGATTTGCAGGCATTTGATTTTAAAATAATGCTTGCTTGTTTATATATACAGTGGCTAATATGCAAGCACATTTCACAGCAAAGGTGCTTGCATATGTCCAATGAAGAGAAAGAACCAACTGGTAAGGCTAAAGGCGGCGTTGCCAGAGCTAAATCTTTATCCCCTAAAGAGAGAAGTGATCAGGCCAAAAGCGGTGCTATTGCTCGATGGGGTTATAAAGCAACACATAAAGGGAACTTCAAAGAGCAGTTTGGTATTGATGCAGAATGCTACGTCTTGAATGATGATATGAAGACGCCAGTAGTTACCAAGACGGGATTGGCTCAACTTCTCGAAATAGGCACCCTTGCACGTGATATCGATAGGCTTATGTCTGCCCCATTCATGGATGACATGCGCGATCCAGAATTAGAGGAGAAACTGGAAAAACCCTTTAAATTTCAACTTGAGGCACGATCCAATAACTCCACTATTGCTCACGGATTTGACATCGGAGTAGTTATTGATATCGCCAAGCTTCTTGTGAAGGCAAGAGATAAGGGCGTGCTTCCCGCAAATAGAAAGCCAGCGGCGGAAGCGGCGCAGCGTTTAATGAACGCATCAGCCAAATCCGGTATCCGTGGTGTTGCCTACGCAGTTTCAGGTTATGAGCCAGCAGCACAGGCAGTCATTGAAGCCTTTAAGATGTACGTTCGCGAAGAGGCCAGGGCGTGGGAAAAAGAGTTTCCTGATGAGCTTTACTATGAATGGTATCGATTATACGAGCTGAAGAAACCTGAAAAAGGCGGACACCCTGGAAACTTCAGATGGTTTACTGAGCGGCATATTTATGAAACTCTGGCTAAAAGCGAAGGGAAGATTCTCGATATCGCGAAAGAAAACCGTGAGGAGAATGGCAAGCGAGGGGACAAAATCCACATGTTCCTGTCTGATGTAGGCGTGAAGGCGTTGCGACGCCATATTGGCAAGATCATTGGTATGGCTTCGATGTGCGAGACAAAAGAACAATATGAAAGCGCCTTAGAAAGGGTCTTCAAGTAAGCCACTACCCGGCCACCGCGCCGGGTTTTTTTGTACCTGCGGCTCACGGCTACTATCCTTACCTGACCCACCCCGCAGCCTGCATGAAGATGGACGCGGTTTACAGCTGCCCCGTCGCCGGGGCTTTTTTATGCTCAGCGATTAGAGTGAAAGTTATGCTGTTTATTGGGATGGCCACGCCGTACACCCAGGCTAAATATTGCAACTCCGGTTGATTCGACTGGCTTATGCATTGATAATCGGATTAAGCCTAAAATTAACCTATCAATTTTTTCGCTTCCTCAGATTTAAGCGAATTTAACTTTTAAAAAGAAGGGCATGAAATGTTTTATACAGAAATAGAGGGGAGCATACGCAATCATGGGCACGCCTACATTAACGTTAACAACATTCCTGTAAAGCTCGACCTCACAAACCCTCATGAGCGCAGATATGCCGCATGTTCTGTGTTGAATCTGAAGTATCCTCAATACGACATAGATAGAATGCTGATTCAGAAGTTCGTTCGTAAGGGCGACAACGTTCTGGATGCTGGAGCAAATATTGGCCTCACCGCGTTGCTTTTCCTTGAAAACGGTGCAGCTTCAGTAACAGCTATAGAACCACTTCCTGATCTGTATCGAAGAATAAAAGATTTGAATTGTGAAAGCATCAAACCACTTAAAGCGGCGCTTTCTGACAAGGAAGGATTGGTGGAGATATATGTGTCTGAGGCTCACAATCAGGGTTCAACATACGATATTGAAAGCGTTAACATGTTTCGTCATATTTTTAACGAAAACATTCAAACAATATGCGCCCCGAAAATAACTATAGATGGGATAAAGACTAACTTTGACATCTGGAAAATGGATATTGAAGGGGCAGAAAAAGACGCAGTTATTGGAGCAAACAGGACATTAAAAAACAATCCTCCAAGAGTGATATTCTCGGAATTATGGGGAGATAAGTTCAATGAGTTCTATGATTTAATTAAAAAGACGCACCCTTATGCCTACAGAGCATCTATTAAAAAGAGTGATTACTCTCTGTGCATATTAAAACCCGAACTGTTTGGAGATAGAGAGCATGATTTACACTCAATATCTCCAACTTTTATCTTTACTCGTGAAAGTCTTTTCTAACCTATTCGCTATCCCCAGTAGAAATACTGGGGATTTGAGATGGGTCACTGACAGGGTTAGTTTTTAATGTGAAACCTTCATCATAATAAAACTCACCATCTTTCTTGTTATAGAACATTCCTATCTCACATTCTTTACCATTCACAGGTATGAAGTAGAACCCATCAATTTTAAATGATTCATCATCCGCAACTATAGTGTTAACCACTTCAATGGTTTTATTAGCAATCATAGCAAGTACTATTGTCATTATGCATACTCCTCAATCATCATAATTCCAGGAATGCCGGGGTTTCCTTGAAGGGCTGTAGATGTTGCAAAAATACCTATCCCTCCCGATCCGTAATAGCCGCCTTCAATTGGTGAGGGTAATGGCATCTGTCCAAGGCCGGTGCCTGGTGATACTTGTAGTGAAGTACTGGACTTTGATAATCCGCCAGAGGAGTTGATTGGAGTTATAGATGTAGTTATAGATCGGGTCGCTAAGCTTGATCCGTTAGCTGTAAAACTTGTGGTGAGAGGCATTGAAGAGCCACCTGGACCGCCGGGAAGAGAGAATATGCTTCCGAATGAAGTAGTGCCGCCCGCGCCCCCTGTAACCTGACCAGCAGCGCCCGGAGTTCCGCCAGCCCCAATCACAATGGAAACTGGGGAGGTGAATGCTGATACAGGGATAATTACGTCAATATATTGACCATAATATCCCGCTTGCGAAACACCGCCGTTTCCACCACTAGTTGCGGCTTCACTACCACTTGCTCCTCCGCCTGCCACTGCTTTTACCCTGAGATATTTGGTGCCAGGCTTTGGAGTAAAACTTCCGCTTGTTAAGAATGACTGCGGTGTATTATTCAGTCGACCCACGTTTCCATTGCTATCAGTAAGACCAAGACTCGACAGGCCGTTTTTAACATTTAGCACCTGCGTCCACTTCGCTGATGGCGGAGCGCTTCCTACATTGTTAGTTGCAACGGATGCGTATGTTTCTCCTCCGCGCACGCAAAGAGAGCCCACATAGTACTCCTGAGCCGCGTCCCACTCTGGCACGCCCATCTGGTGCTGATATGCAATGAACTGACTAATTGCATAGAAGGCAGCGTTAAAATCTTCAAGAGATGGGTTTTCTGAAGGACCAACAACACCCCAACCGCGAAGAAATGCGGCTGTAACCTGCGATGTTAAATCATCAGCCTGAGTAGTTTCGCCAAACAATGTGCGCTCAAGTCCCTGAGCGTTAGATCCGAACGCGCGTAAATTCCCTGAATATCTCGCAATCTTAGACATGAATTTTCCTCGAAAAAAAACCGCCCTGGTAGGCGGCATTGAATTTGCTTGCGAACCCCCTCGCTGCGGGGTTTCTTGAGAACCCGAATGTCATTCCGGGTGTGACCTGGTAGAAGTAGTCATAACGAACCCCTGCGGGCTTAGGCAGCAGCCCGAGCTTCACAATCAGGCGCAACTCGTCCTCAGAAATCTGCGGTGAGATATTCAGAGCGAGTGTCATGTCTTTTCTGTCAGTGACATACGCATCGCCGTTAAATGCTGCCTGTATGACTTCTTGAAGGCTCACGCGATCGTCAGATGCGATAGTCGATGCAGCGGCGTTTTTGGCAATTTTTACCTTAAGAAAACGCCGATACTCATTATCGCCAAGCTGGTAGTCGCCATAGGCGGGAGCAAACTTGCTGTAGAACGGGGCGCCAATATAAGAAGTTTTATTCTTGCTGCTGAATCCCGCGGAATTGATGTGGCCTTTAAATCCAAAAAAAACCTTCGCCAGCACAGCCGGAACGCTGCGGGGAAGACCAACGATGCGACCTATCACATCGAGGCGGTAACCCGTTACGACGTCAATATCGAAATTAGACGAATTACGGATGAAGTCAGCAATTATCTGCCAGTGCTTCAGCGTCGCTTCAATTTCAGATCGAGCTTTCGGCTTTTCCCAGTATTGTTTGATGAGCATTAACGTATAGCGATTGATGATGTCGTTATTCATCATGTCACCTCGTTGATGCTGATATTGCTAACGTCCAGCGTGTATTTCCCCTGGAATCCCGGTAGCAATTCTCCATCTGTGAAGTTGACGCCGTCATCGCTTATTTCGAGGTTAGTCAAAACGTAATTGACGCGGCTGGTTCCATATCCATCGGCATAGAATTCGTTAGCATCAATGCTTTCGCCGATGTGCATTACACGGGTCGCTAAAGCCTCTTTGAGAGAATCTGTATCTACAGGGTCATTCGCAGACTTTCTCTTTGCGGTCAGATTGATATAAAGCGGCCTGTAGATAGGCCTGTCGAATTCGAGATCATGAGCTATCTGTAAAACAGTTCCATCCGGACGCACAAGTGATTCAACATATCGCCCGGTAATGCTTCCCTTCGTGCCGGTGCCACCGCCCTTTTGCTTAACCATGACTTCGACTATTTCTGAGATGGCGCCACCTTCCACTACCAGCCATATCGAATTGGCGGGAATGCCGGTTAGAGGGTCATCAACTTTTGTATCATTCTCACCAATATTCAGGTCGGTAACACCCGCGAGTTGCGCGACTTTGGCAAAAATCGCACCGGTACTTCCCGTTGCAGGATTTTCCAGTGAGCGGTTGCGGCGCTGCCGGAATTGTTCAGGCGTCTCTTCATCCCTGCCGACTACCACCTCCACGTCTGAGGTGATGCCCAAAATCCCCAGCTCAGGGGTAAGCTGCGTGAATGTGTCTGACAGCAGACCCGTGACCTTCCCGAAGTTTTGGGCAAAGAACGTTACTGAGGTAATGCCGGCGGGAATGGTGACATCCTGTCTTACGAACCACACCTGATTGGCCTGATCGCGAATTTTGTAGCCGCTATACAAAAGCACCGGCCTGTCTGCCGTTACTATGAGGTCGCGCTGAGAGCGAGAGCCCGGGCGAAGATATAGGCCGTGCAGTTTTCCGATAATCTGCTGCATGTCGCCCGTATTGAAATCAGGGTCCATTTGCGAATACAGCCACTGCAACGCGGCTTCAATATCCGTTCTGGCCTGCGCCTCAATCGACACACGCTGCCCGTCTGGCGATTCCTGGTCTAAATCTACGTCCTGACCGTAAATCACCTTGTATGCGTCGCTCAGGCTTTGGAATATGTCCCTGAAGCTGTCAATCTGAAGCCCGCTATTATCAAACTGTAGTGCCATCTTTCTGCGCTCCACTTACCGGGAATAGGACTGACTGTTCATCAAATACGGTCTCAATGCGCAACTCGACAGCTTGAGTCCTTGTCTTTTTGTTTACTGTCATCGACAGGTCGATAATTCGCATCACGCCGTCTGTGGCCAGAACCACCCGCTCTATTTCTCTCAGCGTTTCCTGCTCGGTGTTTTTTTCTGACAGCAGATAAATCCAGTCGATGTTGTCATCCATGTTGAGTGGATTGTCATTTTTGAATGAGCGGACGCGGCATTTAACTTTTTGCGCAATAGCCGCGCCGCCGGTTATGTAATTGTTCCGGCCACGCCCTAGCGTCCAGTCGTCATCTTTATCCAGCGCTGATACGATCATGCGATCCCCGTAATGATGCCGTTGGTTACTGTGATTGTTTTGCCGTCGTCACTTCTGAATGAACCCGTTACACCACTCTGCCCTGATGTCTCCAGCGACGCGTATTTAAGCTGGCCAAGCACCTCACATTCTTCCAGCGTTGTCTTTCCGCCTGATTGCTCGATGTCACCAGTTAGATACATCGACCCCATATGGTCGGTGTCTGCCATCATGAGACGGCGAATTTTAGGGATGCTGATAGCTGAGGCTTGAGGGCTAATGCCACACAACGCAAAACCGTCTGAGTAGTCGTGCATGCGCATCTCTAGAGGGGATACAAAATCACTGCCTGCATACCAGGCGTCATAGCATCGCTCTGAAATAAGCACCAAACAGTAATCACCAACTGCTATTGGCTCTGCAATATAACTTCCACCACCCTGAATAATTACGGGAGGCACCTCTATGAATTCTGGCAACTGAAGTGATTCACCATCCACAACCCTGTTAATAACAGGCGTACATCCAATCGTTGTATCGTTTACAGACGTTATCTTTGCGACGACAATAGTGTGAACATCGGCCAGCGCAAAATTAACCCCCTGACCGATAGTGTCGTGAAGCTCTTCAATCATGGTTATCTCTGGAATTTAATATGAAGAAATTGATTTTTATCGCTGGCTTATTGCTTACCCCGACCGTTTACGCTGGCCCTCTGGCTGATGTTGCTAAAGCGAAATTTGAAAGCGATATGCTTCAGGCTTTAGAAAATACAGGAGGAGGCCAGGAGAAAATTAACGAATTCATGGCTAAGTTACCAGGAATTGAAAAGCAGTTAAGAGGCGTTGTTCGGGATGAATTAAAAAACGAAAAATCTTGCCTTAAAATAAAGCGTGACTTTGTTAAACAACAAAAGGAAATAATGTCAGAAGAAGACTGGCCCGATCAGTATTTCGTCAATTCAATGCTGTCCGCTACTGGTGATTATGTTGCCACCGTTTGCCTGGACATGAAGTAATCAATCAATCACCTTGTAATTTCCGGCCGGTCTGGCTGTCACCTTCTGACTCCACGCCGCGCCGGTATACTGCCCGCTGGTTTCAATCTGATAAATTTTATAAACGCCATTCAATGCAGGATTGGTGTAGCTCTCCATTGCGCACAACCCGCCTATCCGCAGCATTGGATTTAGTCTTGTGTCAAACACGATCTGTCCTTTGACCTGAGAAACCAAAGTGCTTGAGTCGACATCATCCTTGCTCACGCCGCCGGGATCGTTTTTCGGGCTATTAGTGCTTGCAGGCTTCTGACTTCCGTCCGCCTGAGCGCTACCCTTTGTGGACTGCGGAGTGTTCAGTAATCCGCTACGGGCGTTTACTACGGGAATATTACCGGACGTAACCTCGTTATCTTTCAGGATGTGAACTCGCTCATCTTTTATGAAAAAGCTCTCATCCGGCGCAAGCATGTCGGTGAGGATTTTGCTCGAACTGCCGACCAGAACTTTTGGCCTAATCAGTTGCTGCTGGCTGGTCACCGATCCCTTCTTGGTATTGGGCATATCCAGCAGAACAGAATCAACCACCTGCTCTTTGCCGCGAACCGTGCGCGACGTGAAAGAATTTATGTAGTCGTGCCCTCCATCTTCACACTCAAGGCTGACGACATGGATCGGCCCCTCTCTGTTAACTGCTCCACTTTTGACTGACCCCTGAAACACCTGACGGAGTTTTCCGTTATAGCCAACCTCAAGCCTGATCGGGATGTACTTTTTATCATCCTCAGCTTTAACCAGCTGAAGGCGGGTTGAGGGTTTCAGTCCATTAATTGATGCTGAAAGCTTGCCGAGCGATTTTTTGTCTACTGTCTCGAGCGCTTTAAATGACACCGACATCGGCGGTTCAATAATGACAGCCTGGTTTCCGATTCCCACAGTAAGCCGGTAGTCACGATAAAATGTTTCCATTACGGCACATCTCCCCCGCGAATTTCTATCATCTCGTCTGGCGTCACCATATAGATCTCACATCGCCCGCTGGCGAAGTCGTCCGCCCTGTATGGGTCAATACCTGAATTGTCAGTGCAGAGTAGCGCGATATCGAAAGGCCAGTTTTTATGGCGAAAGTGAAGAGAACCAAGCGACAACTTCACGCCATCAATGAAATCATCCAGATACTCGACTCTCATTTTCCACATCTCAACCGTAGGCAGGTGTCGCAAAATAATGACAGCCTCCCCACGGTCGAATAGAAGAACGTGCCGCTGAATAGGCTCATCGGTGATATTGGTTATCTGATCCATATTTAATTACCGAAAACGGCCCCTTTCAGAGAGCTAAGAACTGATTTTGACTTTGTGGCGCCTGATGATGACTTTGAATTATCTGCCGGCGTTTGCGACCCCTTGTTCGCTACTCCTGCAGTCTTCGATTTAGCTGCGGCTGATGGTGACTTGAACTGCTGCTCGATAGCCGTCGTGGTCAACTGGGTGAAATTAACTTTCGTGAAACCCGCCTCAAACTTCGTTTCCAAAGTCTGATTGTCGGTTGATACAACCAGGCTGCTGAGTGCCATGTTTTCGTGCGTCCTGTAGTCAACCTCTACTGAGATAAGCTGCTTACCGTAGTAAACCGCCTCAATGAAGTCGAGAAACTGCTCACGTACACCTTTGACCCCACCTGTCACGGGGTTGCCAACCAGACCAAACAGGTCAGCGCCCTTATCAGCCAGGCGCTTGGTCTCCAGTATCTTCTGTTCAGCCCGGTCAGCGATTTCGTTAATCTTCTGCAGCTGCTGCTGAGTTTTCGACGGGATGTACTCGATCACCTCGCCATACCTGGAGTAGTCAGGCAACAGGCTAAGCGATGAGTTTGGTTTGGCATCAGCATACACATCTGAAACCGATCCGCTGATTTTTACCTGTATAGGGCCAATGATGATGTCGTCAGAAGCGATACTGCCATCTTCCAGCACATCAACCGGAACCTGCGACGGATATGTAGTGGAGTCGCCGACACGGGCAAACATCGAAAATCCGCCTATGCCGACCTTTTTTACTGTTGCCTTACCCGACTCCTGAGCCTTCGTGAAACCATCAAGGATACCCATTACCTGCCACCCCTTGAAAACATCCGGTTAGCATCACGCATACCCTCCTGCAAACCGTTCGCTGCTGTGTTGCCTGCCACTACTGGATCAGATGTGTTGATGTGCATGGTGTTGCTCTGGCTGACGCTGACATTACTTACAGCCCCGCCCGGCGCATAAGCGAGATTGCCGTTTAATCCCGGATTGCCATAAGGAATGCCATTGTTTCCGCCATACCCACCGCCAGCCGCAGAATCAGCACTGTAGGCCGCACCGCTAACAGGGCGTTGCTTATCCTCTTCATCGCCAAAACCAAGAAATGATTTAGCTGAACTCCATGCGCTTGAGGCTGCGTTGCTGATGACATTTCCGATGTAGTCGCCGAGGCCGGCGAAAATCTTTTTAGCCCAGTCGATGAATGCCACGAATGGCCTTTTCAGGTGCTCGACAGTGTTGTCGAAGATGCCAACCACATCATCCCACGCACCCTGAAAATCTCCGGTCAGAAGCTTCCATAACGCGGAAAACATGAGCTTTATGTTTTCAACGCCGACCTTGAATGAGTCGATGATGAAATCCACGATCTGAAGCACGACCTCTTTGATTGCCAGCAGTCCGGGAACGATGTCGATACCCCAGTTATCTTTGAAGAAGTCAGCGATAACGCTTTGTCCGTCCTCCATAGCGGTCAAGAGGTCATCAATAACCAGAATGACAGCCAGGATTGCCGCTGTGATTAGCACTACTGGTGAGAATATTGTGCCGAGCACCGTCCGGAGCCCAATAGCTGCGATCTTCCACGCGATAAATCCTGCGGTGATGACTGCCACAATTGGCGCCATCCTGCGAATCATACCCATCACTGAGAAGATGATTTCTCCCAGATGCTTCAGGCCGTTCTGTATCAGGTCTTTGTTAGCGATAAGGAAGTCAACGAAGCTATCAATCAGGTCTTTCAGTACGGGTACAAACCCAATCGCCACCTGAAACTTGATGCCGTCAAAACCTTTGCCAAGAGTGGTTAGCGAGTCGTTGTAATCCGCGAAGAGATCGGCCTGCTCCTGAGTCACTACACCCAGCGCTTCTGCTTTCTGCTGAAAAGCCTCAATCTCTGCGCCAGTCATGGACAGCAGCTGAACCATAGAGCGGTCGATGCCCATCTTATCGAGAACAGAGAACTTTTCTGCCTGGCTCATGCCCTGCAGTTTGTCGGCAAGCTCGCGGAAAATGACGTCAGAGGATTTAACCTCGCCGTTGAGAGTTTTGAACTGCAGGCCAAGACGGCTGGCGACATCCTTCGCCTCACCCTCACCTGTTGAAATGAATTCACCGACGCGCTTGGTCATCTCACCCAGTGAGGCCTGCAGCGCATCAACGCTGGAGCCATTAACCTCGGCGGCATAGCCAAGCGTCTGGATTGTCTCAACGGCAATTCCGGTCTCACGGCCAAACTGGACAAGCGGATCGATTGATTCACTTACCGAGGTCACCCAGCCAGCAATACCCGCAGCTGAACCTGCAATCGCAGCCCCCATACCCGCCAGTAGACCGATGGAGGCTTGCAGGTTGGCATTGAATGTTTCCTGCGGCGCCAGGTCGCCAACGAACCCGAATTTGGTGATTAGCTCGTTAACTATTGCCATTCTTTGCCTGCTCCATCTGATAGTGCTGGATATCAGCGCTGATATTTTCAAATTCGAGCATGTCGAATAGCTCTGGAGTGTCCAGCTCTATCAGCTCTTTATACGAGCCGTACCCAGCCTTAGAGAGCGCCAGGTACATGCTCATGTCATCGCTTATGTTCGAGGATTTAACGAAAACTTCTGCACTTCTGGAGCTTCTGAAGGTGAGTTCATATTGCTCCCGCCCATAAAAGGCAGGCTGATGACCTGAAGCGCCGTGGTGATGAGCATGATGTAGTCGCCTGCATATTCTTCGAAATGGTCAGGCTGCTTTGAAAGCTGCACGCCATCGAATAGCACATAGTCGAACATCAGGCGCTCAATCTCTTCGAAGCGATCGGTATCGAGAAACTCCATTGACTGGCGAGTCATCTCGCTCGCAATGCCTGTGAAGAACGCAAACACTTTGCGGCGCTTTTTGTGCGTCATCTTGGCGAATTCGTAACGGTTTCCATTGATTTCGGCGTAGCCGTCGTCATAGACGGCCTTGATCATCTCAAGAGCCTTCTTCTGCTTTTCGGTGGACATGGTTTGCCTTATACGTTGCGCACGACGTTGCGTAGCTCGATGGTGTATTCCATGAGCGCATTTACGTCCTGGTTGTTTTTGGTTTGGGTAGGCTGAGTGGTAATCGAGCCAACCTGCAGATCGTAGGTTTCCTTCAGCGCCGCGCCGTCTCGAACAAACGACTCTTTGATAGAGCCATTAAACACCACCGGGATGTTAGCGTTTCGCTGCTGATTCAGCCACACATCGTCATTGGAAAACTTCTGAACCCGCAAAACCATCACATGCACGCCAGCATCTACTCGTTTGGAGATGGTTACACCGTTTTGAGAGCTGTTGGCGCGACTAGTCAGGGCATTTGATGGCGTCAGCGTGACATAGTCACCCACTGAGATATCCGTGATGATTCGCCCGTTAAGGACAATCGTGGCGGTATCTGCACTAATAACAATCTGAGACATTTACCGCCCCTTATTTATTGAAGTTGATGATGATGTCTTCACTGTGAATGGCGCCCGCATTCTTCACTGCAATCTGAACCACTGGTGATTTGCGCTCCTGACGGTCAGCAGTTGACTGGTCAGCAAGGTCGCCAGCCAGCACATAGAAGCCGTTCTGCTCGATGTTTCGCAGGAACATATCGCGATCGCCAAAGAAATCAGGCAACGTCCACGTGCCAGGGCTGAACACGCCAGCACGCACAAAGCCACGGGTTGTCTTCTCTGCGCAATCTTCCAGTTGGTCCACACCGTAATACGTCTGAGGCACTTTGGTTGGCGTGGTCTTCAGCAGGTTGAACGAGTCAGTCTGCACAGCGTCAACGTAAGCCATCAGGTTATAAACGTTATCCACGAAGTCGTTAGCGCCGCTTGAGAGCACAACCGGAACGTCTTTGATGGTGGTGTAGATATCGAGGCCAACGCGCTTGGCCTTGTCGATTTCAGTCTGGGAGTAATCTTCGGCAGGCACGTTCAGCGTTTTCAGGTTCAACGTGATCGCCGTGCGCTCACCGTTGAAGTTCACTGTGTGAGTTCGCGCCATGTAGCTAATAGCCAGCTTGCGATTGCCAGCCTTGCTGTACAGCATGCGGAAATTGCTCTGGCTTGCGAGCGTCACCGCCCACACTGGATTTGCAGGGTCGACTTCAAGCGCTTCATCTTCCGTAAATGTTTCATAGGTGATAACTGCGTTTGCTTTCGACCATGACGCAATCAGCGGAACCTGCGCGTCGAGGATTTTATCGATGAAACCAACACCTTTGATGTTCACCAGCGCTTTCAATGCGCTTAGTGATTCAAGCTGTGATTCTGGCGCCACTGGCGCTGATGCTTTGCCGTTAATTTTAGCCGCACCAGAACCGGCAGCGATCGACAGAATGTCGCCAATGAATGTGCCAGTGGCTGATGGTTTCGGATAATCTACGGCAGAAGCCGCGCCAGTGGTCGAGCTGGTGAAGGTAATGCGTGTGCCGTCAAAGGCAACCGTCGCCACTGCCGGGGTGATTTCTGCCTGAATCTGAGAAACTACATCAGCCAGGGTTGCGGCCTTTGTCCCGTCGATATCTGTTACATCGTGATCGGTGCCGTCGATGTTGATGCTGAATGACCAGTCATCGACCAGGCGAAGCGCTGGCAGAATTGTTGCCTGTGAAATCTCTGCGCCGCGCAATACGCCTGCTGTTGCTGGCAGTGTTTCACCTGCGGCATTCCAGAAACCAACAATCAGCGTGCCGCCAGCGGAGATCGGGTTTGGCGAAGTGCCGAAGAATGCATTTGCAAAGGCAGCTGTTACAGAAGACGCGCCAAAATCCTGCTCTACCGCCGCCGGAGTTTTATATGAACGCCAGCGCTCCGCAGTGCTAAGCACGCCCACCTGGCTCGTCATGATCGCGCAGACGTTGATATTATCCCGAGCAGCCGAGCGGCCTTCCTCGAGGAGCGTCACGTTGATGACGTTGTTAATTGATGCCGGCATTTACTTATCCTCTAGAAATTGAAACTGCGGCGTGTCGATACGCAGCGTCTGCACATCGCGAGCCGGGGCGTATTGAATGTTGAAGCTGAGTTGAACCCGATTGCCATGGGACTGGCCCAGAAGCTGACCGACGTCGGTGATGTTTGATACCGACATGATGGTTAATCCATTCTTGCGACGCAGCTCGTTAGCTTTCTGGCTGGCGCTTAGCATCAGATACTGTTCAGCGTTTGAGTAAGCCTTATCCCCGTAGAACTCCAGCACGATGCTATGGCTTACAGCTGCGGTGTAAGTCATCACCTCAGTGGCGCCATTGAATCGCTGCCCTCTTGCGATAACCGACTGCGGCAGACTTCCGTTCACAACGATGTATCCCGTGGAAAAGTCAGTAGCGATGATGTTTTTACGGTCAAACTTAATCAACTGCTCGTCATAAACCAGCAGGTCTCGAACAAATCGGGCAACTGCTATCAGGTGTGGTTGCTTCATGGCGTTGGCACCAATAAGGGGAGCTTGGTTTCCTCTGCAATGGCGTGGCAAAAACCGTAATCCATGAAGTCTGCCGGAGACACCACCTTGTAATCCCTGCCGTCCTTCTCAATGAACTGGCCGGTTTCAATTCTTAACCGGGCATGAATGAGCAGGTACTCCTTCGACCAGTCCAGGCTATCAAGCGTAAGGTTCTCTTTGTTGGCGCTCTGCACCACCGCGATAATGTCCTGCGAGGTGACGACAACTACCGGCTCAAAATCAACCGTGACTTCCGTTTTGGTTTTGAGCTTTACTGGCTGCTCCCAGCCAATCAGCGCATCGGTCATATCGAGATCGGATAAATCACTCACTGCGAACCTCCCATGTGATATCTCCGCGCAGTTCGCCGGTATTAATCAGAATCCCCGAAGAACCTTTTGCCTTTTTGGTCTCTTCCTTGATGTCTGGCCACGTGCCATAGCCGCCGGTTTCGAACGCTTTTACGCTGATGTTTCTGGCAACAATACCGATGAGGTTTAAGGCAGTGTTTGCATCCTTTTGACCAGCGCCAACTGCTGCGACCTGCGCCTGAATGGCCCGGTTAATCTCGGATTTTTTCAGCGTGAATGGCGCGCGCAGGAATGAGCGCTCATCAAGGTCTTCGGTACCGAACTCATGGGCAGTACCGACCTCAATCACGGATACCCCACCCTCGTACTTCTTATCGCCCACTTTCGATGCAGGCAGGCCAACGGCGACATAATGCGTTTTCATCGCCTTAAGGTTTTTAAGGTATTCGGTAGTTGCTCTAAGCGTTTCTTCAGGTGTCATGCGATCACCTCATCGAATGGCCAGCACATGCACGCCCACCAGTTTGCGGAGCCGGATGTATTCCTGTCCGTATCCACTTGAGGCGTAACCATCATGGTTTGCACCGAAACCCGCATCAGGCGCTGAGTAGCCAATGGAGACGCCAGCAACTGAGCGGCTGGCAATAGACTTCATTGGGTTTCCGTTTGAATTTCCTGATGGAGTGAGAGCGCCAGACGCATAGAGAAGATGAGCCGCCAGTGCAGCCTGCCCCTGCTCATAAAGGCGGCCCCACACTTTGCGGCTCATCTGGTTTGCTGCATCGCCTAATGCGCCCTGAATGCGGGCTGGTGCTGTGCTGGTGAATTCGGGGTAACGATCAATGAATTCCATGCTACCCCCTTCAGTTACTGCGGAGAGGACTTGTAGTCCACATACACGGCTGACTGCGGCTGCTTCCACATGGCACCACCAAACGCAGAGCGATAGCCGCACTCATAGGTCAGCAGGTCACGAGCGCGAACAGCCAACAGTTCTGGCATATGCACCTCCATCTCGAGGTAGTCAGCCTCGTAGGTGTAAACCACCATGCGCGTTTTGCCCGGCTTGATGCCGACCGCATAGTTGCTTGGCACCTTAACAAACGTGATGCTGAACGATTCGTTGCCTGACGCTTTACGCAGCGCTGCCATGATGCGATCCATTGCCGCGACAGGAAGCAGGTCAGCGCCAACGATTACTGAGTTGGCGTCAAACTTCTGCATAGCGAGCATGAAGTCGCTGGCGTCCATTGCGATGTGCGTTGGCTGGATGCGGTAGGACGATTTACGCCATGCAACGTTGTAGGCATCAAGAACCATTGCGACGAACTCTTCTGAGGTCATATCAGCGATGGTTTTGTTGCCTGCATCAGTGATTAACTGAACAGCTGAGCTTGTCAGCAAGCCTTCCTGACCTTTAACGCCCTGATGGCCTACATAGCCCGCATACTGAATGGTTGCCAGTGCGTTGGCATACAGATCGTCCTGCTTCTTAGATTGCAGGCTGATATTCAGGCGGGCAATCTTCTCCAGTTCCTGCTGCGTCCAGGTGGCAGCTTTTGCCCACTGACCAACCGGCGCTTTCATCCACTCGATATCGCTATCAATAGTTTTCAGGCTGTTGGTTTTGTTGCCGATGATGCCGTCTTTAACAGAGCCAACGACTTTAGACACACCGAAATCAACGTATTCGAGGGCGAAATCGAGGCCCTCTTTAATTGGCAACGCTTCACCAATATTGATTTCCGGTAGCTCTCGTTCCTGCAGGGTCATGTCGCGCTCAGTTAGCGCTTCCTGCAGGACGTTTTCAAAATCTGCGGTTTCCATTGGCATGTCTTATTCCCCCGCCTCTGCTGGCGCTGCCTGCTGTACGTAACCCAGGGTGATCGCAACGCAGTTATTACCCGCGCTCACGTCTTCAACCCAGTAACCCAAATCAATGTTTCCAGTCGCTTCATCAGTGACCTTTCCTGCATCTGCACCAGTAGGAACGATGTAAGCAGTGGCACCGCGGGTGAAGTCGGCACCTTCCACGGTCAGAGCGCCTACACAGTCACCGTGAGAGAAGTGACCGATGTTTGCCTGCTTGTTAGGTGGTGATGCGTCGCCGTAAATATCGCGAACCACAATGCCGTGAATGCGAGTGTTAGCTGCCAGAGGCATGACGCCACCTGCAGGGTTAACAGCCACGAAAGTGCCGTATGGCAGTGGAGTGTCGGTCAGGTTCTCTTCGCCCCACACTTTGTCGTTAGAGCTGGAAGCGCGTTTAATTGAACCTGGTTGAATAGTGCCGTCAGCACCGTCCCAGTCAGTGAATCCGAATGCCATGATTATTTACCCCCAAGGCGTTGATTGGCTGTTTTTGTAGGTGCTGGCTTGCTGTCTTTGAATAGATGGCTGCCGATTTCACTACGCGGTTTAGAAGTGGCCTGAATGGCTGCGTATGCTGCACGCACTTCGCTGTCGGTCATTCCCTTGACCTGCGCATCGTTGAATGCACGGGTGCTAACGAGCACTGCTGAGCGAATGTCTCGCGCTGATTTCGCATCGGTCAGATTTACTTTCGGGAAGCGAGATTTAGCGTCGGTCATGGTGGCTTCGGTTTCGCTGCCAGCCTTCAAAGCTGCCAGCTCATCCTCAAGTTCCTTCACCTTGTCTTTCAGGTCGGAGTTCTCGGTTTCAAGCGCGGTGATTTTTGCGTCTTTGTCATCACCACCTGCTGCCGGGTCTGCATCCACAGGGGCGGCGGCCGTCATGCCATCAAGCTGAGACTTAAGTTCGGCAAGCTGAGCCAGCACCTGTTGCGCCTGCGCATTTGCTTCTTCTCCACCTTGCGAGCCGAGGTCTTCGAGCGCTTTTTCCAGAGCGGCGATCATTCCAACAATCTCGTCTGGCGTCAGGCTCGCACCCTCTGCATCTTTCAGTTTTTTACCCTTCAGGAACCCAAGGGCGTCGGTTAGTGTTTTGAACATCGGCTTACCTTTTTTGTCGTTTAACTTACACTGAGGCCCGTAGCGCCCCTCTGCTACGCCCGCGACGTGATTGCCGCGAATGTTGATGTGGTAATACTTGCCATCACGATCTGCTAATTCAGCAGGCTCATAGCCAACTGAAACCTCACGTATGCCGGTCTTCTCCAGCGTCTCAATTGCCGCCGAGTCAGTCAGGAACACGTCACATACGACTTCATCACCATCGATGCGTGTGTTGGCGATATGTCCTGATGATTTCTCTTTGTGGTCTGTGGCATTCACCGCGCCATCGTCTGGATGGGTGAGCGTGAAAGGCAGTCCGTTGAATGAGGCGAGAGTTTCTGGCTTGGAGAGTTCGTCGAGCGTGCGGATTACTGTAATTTTCTTGTTGGCATCGCTGCCGGTTAACCCTATTTCGTGTCCGTAATATTCAATCGGACCGGCGCGGGTTATCGTCGCAGTGGTAATTACGTACCCCTGCGGTGTTCGTTTCCATCTCATGGTTTATTCCCACGCTACATAAGGAAGTGACAGGCACCGGCACTGGTAATCCTCGCCGGGGTTACCTTCAAAGGCGCCAATGCTGCTGCGCTTCTTCCATGTTTTGCCGCCATCGTCTGAATAGACTGTCGGATCAGAGTATTTGCAAAGCTTGTTATTCAGGACGAAATGACTGTCGCGCTCACGCTCATCACCGGTGCCACTCCACTCGTAAACGTCCAGCCCTAGCGCTTTGCTACGCCCCTCGGTCAGGGCTGAGTTGAGCTTTGCTGTCTGGTCTCGCGCAATGAATTTCGCCCGACTGAGTGACACGTCACCACGCTCCTGAATGATGCTAATCAGGTTCTCGCTCCTGCCACCTTCACGGAGATTGCCGAAAACCTTCTCGCCAATGTCATTGATGAAGTCCGTCTGAATAGACGTTATCAGCCCGACATTTTCGCGGACGGCTTCCTCCATCTTCTCCCTGATCGCACCATCGCCTAACATTCCGGTCAGGTCTATCCCAAACGCCTCTTTGTAGGTGCGCTGGGTTTGCTCCTTGTTCTGGAAGTTGGCGCGATTGACCAGGCCTGATGCAATGCGGCTGGCGATGTCAGCGATTGATATGCTGGCGAGTCGCTGCATAATCCGGGCTAATCTGGCGGTGATTGAAAGCGGAGTAGTGTCTGGTGCATCGGTGAGGTTTGGTCTTTCCAGTTCTTCGATGACTACCTGAGTCATGCTGTTGATGAACTCATTGAGCCTGTCGCGATACCACACCTCAGCACGCTTGCTTGGTGTGGGTGAGCGCATCTTACGCCGCCTCGGCTTCCGGCGGCCCTGCTTGCGCTCCAGTAGCTGTTGGAGTTCCATAGCTTCCCCATGAACCAGAGTCTGCGCCAGCGCTGACGATCCCGGCTATTTCCTCTTCGGTGACCGTCTTCAGAACGCCGCGTGCAATCATTTCACGAATGGCGACTTCGTCAGTCAGAATCGATGAGGTTACAAGCGTGTTGAAGCCCGTTGCATACTGAGCAAATCGCGCGGCCTCTTCGGTCTCGTTAATGCTGTCGATTGATGGGTATTCGTAGGCGATCGCATCAGCAACAGATAGCCTGTCCAGAATGAATTTATCTGCGAAATCCTGCATCGGCCGCAGACGTGTTTCCTGCATGCCGTTGATGGTTTCGTAATAGGCTTTGTTGTCTTCTTCACCACTACTGAATCCGCTGGCAGACTGTCCGAACAGTACTGTGATTGGCCTGTCGAGAGCGCCAGCCAGTACGGTAGCCATCTTAGTGATGACGTCGGATAGGCCAGTGAATTGTGCGTTTTTCTGCTCATAGCGCCCCTGAGATTCAGATGTGCCGGCATCAATAAGCAGCAGCCCGGTGGAGGATTTAGTTTCCTTCATCACCCTCGCATATTCACGCACCTGATTTTCCTGACCCGCCGCAATCTGGTTATTCATACCAGGCACGAACAGGACATCAACGTTTGCCTCCTGAATGGTGTCGCCGGTGCTCAGGATCGCAGTGTCGAACGTTTTGATGTGTTCGTATGGCGCTTGCAGATCAGATGTACCGAACTGGGCGCGGTCTTTGATGCTGTGCCGACCAAGCTTTGTGCGGCAGCAGCGAGAGTGGTGAAACTTGAGTTGCTTACTGCCAACGTCAATCTGATAGGTCAGCGGTTCGCCAAAGTTATATGACTTAACATCGGTGATGATGTTGCTGTCCGGCGTGTACTCACCTTTGCGAAACACGAGGAATTTGATGATGTCCTCAGCCTGCAAATCGACTTCATTGACTATTTGGTCATCTGAACAATCAGTCACTGCGACGATAAGCGAGTCGCCCATGAGCGATGCCCAGCTCAGCGCATTGTTGAACACATGGCTCAGATTCAGCTCTGTTTCAGCGTCTCTGATACGCTGTTCAATGGAGCTATCAAAATCACCGGAGAACTCGCGCGGCAGCTTGAGCATATCGGCGGCGGTCTTATCGATGTACTTCTTCACTACCCACGACTTTTTGTACATCGCGAGCAGCTCTTTATCCGGCACGTCAGGACGTGTGCTGCTGTAACGCACCGCGCCGATCTTCTCACCGAGAGAGGTCATTAAGCTGACCAGGCCATCATTAAGACGACCGATAATCTTTTTCTTCGTCATTACATGATGTCCCATACCGTTGAACGGCCTTTGATATGCCCGTCAAGGCTGTAGCGTATTCCATCGAAGCAGTGCTCATTACCGTCCGCAAGCTTAGGCAGCACCTCTCCAGTAATGCGATCGGTTTTGTATGACCACATACGTGCTTCACGCGCCACGTTCTTGCAGCGCGGATGGATGATGATTTCGTCAAAGCCGCGCAGGTGTGCAATGCCATCCTCAACGCTACCCTGCCATTTTTTAGCGGCTGAGATATCAAACCCCTTGCGCCTGAGATAGCTGATTGTTTCTGGTCGGGCTGAGTCGGCTTTGATGGGCCACTCACGAGAACCGGGTATCGTGTCGTAAAGTGCTGGCATGTGATCGAGTTCGGTGTGAACTCCGTATGCTTCATATTCAATGTAAAGCGTGTTTCCAATGATGAAATCACGAATTAACGTATTGGGGTCTTTAGCAAATCCAAAATCTGCGCCAAAGAATAGGCGCTCGGCCTTCTTCCATAGCGTGTCGGAGAACTCAGCGATGCGGTATTTGCCAGCCAGCACCTGCTTATCTGAGTTTTCGAGATAAGCACCCTCCCACACCCATGCATAGGTTGCCGGGTCGAGACGGCGCTGGTCATTAAGGCGCTCACCTTCCAGAACATCAGGAAACCACGGGTTGTCGGTGTAATTCATCTCGACCGTTACGCAGTCGTCACCAGCCTCTTTGCGAAAGCGTTTATCCGTAGCGCTACCATCGCGCTCCGGGTTCCACGTCACCCAAATCTCTGAACCTTCTTCACGCACTGTCGGGCTAAGCTTCTGCCAAGCGATTTCACTGACAGATTCGGCTTCATCTACCCAGCACAACAGGATGCGTGCTTTCGACTTGATGCTGTCGAGGTTATGACGCAGCCCGGCGAAAACGTACGTCACCGTCTTGTCGATGGTGCGAATGTATTTTTCACCAATGTCGAAGTTAGAAGCCAACCACGGCACCGACAAAATCGCCTGCTTCACTTCCTGCATGCTCGACTCTTCCAGCGAGTTCATGAACTCACGTGCGCACAGGATTACGCCGCTCTCGCCATTCATCATCGCCTGATAAGCCTTCACTGCAGTCATCAGCGCGAAGGTGCGGGTCTTGGCGCTACCGCGACCACCGTGTGAACAGCGGTAGCGTTTGTTGATTGCAGTGAACAGTGGAGCGAGCTTAGCGGGGATCGGAAGTTGAACTGCTTCACTCATGCTTTTGGCTCAACAGGCAGAAGCTGGATTGTCGTTGGCTTGGTCGCCATGCTGCCATCAGACGATTTGTGGTCGATTTCCTGGCTGACTTTGTCGCCGTACTTCTTCGGGTTCATCCGGGCTAATGCCCATTTGCGAGTGTCAATGCGTAGGCGGGCTTTAGCAACGGCGGCGGACTCTTCAGTCGCATCGTCTGCTATCTCGAACATCTCTTCGAAGATGGCATCAGCGCGGGTCTCTGTTGCTGTCGCGTACTGGTCACGAAACTCTTTATGTTCTGCTAACCAACGGAAGACAGACGTCTTGCTTGGCATGCCTGGGCGCTCGCAAACTTTGCGCAGGCTTTCACCATCAGCAAGCAGTGAACAGATGTCAGCAGCCACCTCTGGTAGATAATCAGAAGGGCGGCCAGTTTTAGCTTTGGTCGCCATATTAGAATTTCCCGCTAGTAAGATAGATATAACCCTCGGTAATGGCGAAATCGCCAACCGATGATTCATTGTGTTTATGCTGAAAGTTGAACTCTGTGAATGCAGTTTTCAGCACAAAATAAAACCGCCCGAAGGCGGCTGATTTTTATTTGCTTCTCTTTGGTGGCTCGTGAGCCTTTACCGTTTCGCCAGCATAAGATAGAACGTCGGCCCATACCTTATCGCCTACAGAGTGCCCCAAAAAGTTGAGCTTTCCGCCAAAGGTCGCCCAATTTTCCTCGGGAGTGCCATTCACCCAAAGAGAAATGTGCTCATGCGCCCTTTTGATGACCTCATCAACTTTTACCTTGATGGTCGCGAAGTCCTCACCCATTTGTCGCTTTGCTGCTAACTGCTTAATTTCCGTTACATACCCTTCAACCAGACCTTGGGAATTGTCCATGTAGCCTCCTTTTTGCCGTGAAGCCACACTTTATCATCCGTACCTGATTAATCCAGTTTGTCATTTGCCTGCTGCGTTACGTTGCCAGAATCAATCTTGCTTATCGCCCTCAGCTTGCCATTGCACTCATCCAGCGAATCAATTAGCTTAAAGTTAAGCAGGACGCTATCGCCGTATGTCATACCCTTCGGGATGTCAGGTATCGGGCATTCACTTAGCAGGCTTGCTGGTATTGGCAGGTGTGGCGTCGGCACCGTTGCGTACTGAATCTGCTTGCTCGCGCAGCCGCTCAACAACATCATCAGGCACAAGCATAACGCTGGGCTTACTGTCGCGGAGCGCATCTTTAACTTCATCCTGCAACCCCTGCTGTTTCATCTCTGCCGCTGCACGGCGCTTGGTTTCTATTGCGACGATTCTGTTCTGCTCACCAATGCGGTCGGCAAGGTTTTTAATCGTGGCAGCCAGATCGTTGTTCTTACTCAGCAGCTCTGAGGTCAGCGTTCTCAGCTTCTCGTTGCGTTGAGTCAGGTTTTGGTTGTCATACCCAAGCTTCGCAATGAAGCCGATGATGATGACGGTAAATATTACCGGGATTAGAATCTTCAGCGCGTTTAGATTCGGCATAACACACTCTCTGCACGTTGGGTTCGTTCCTTGCGATCTGCCAGTCCGTTGCTGCCGCCGTTAACGACGCTAGTTAGCCCGACAACATCACCCCTGTCTGCGTACTGATTGCAGTTATTGGCTTTCCAGAACCAACCGGCGGAGCGTGCCGCATTGGCATCCTGAAGGAGTAAGTCAGGGTTATCTGCCAGTGGGAGATTTAGCGCATTACCACACGCAAGGTAGTTAGCCAGGAAGGTCACCTGTTTCAAACCACGGCCTCGATACTTCCAGCCGTCGCCATTAAGGTTATTGCCATAGCGCCCGCCGTACACGAGATTGGCGATCGCCGCCTGACGTTCTGGCGACAATGCTGATTCACCGGGTTTGCGTCCAAGCTGCTGGCGCTGCGCATCTGTCAGTCGCGTGCCGAAAATCTTCAGGCCTTCCACACTGTAATTCAGACTTTCTTTCACCTGCGTGAAGCCGTTCGACTCGGTGCCGATTTGCCCGATGAAATATGCCTGACGCTTTGGTGTGTCGATGCCGAACTCTTTCATTGCCGCGGCAATGTGCGGGTACCACTTATCAGCCAGCGCATCATTGATGCCGGCGGCTGCTTTGAACTGGTCACGGGTAATCATTCGGCAACTCCCGCATCACCTGCAGCTTTTTGCAGGAAACGCTTTTCAAGTGCTTTGATCAGAGATGAGCCAGACCAGCCAGCCATGCCGCAGATTGCGCCGGTTACTTCCTGAGGCCACGCCCAGTAGGTAGCGAGCAGCATCATCAGGAAACCAGCGAATATGGATACGATTAGCTGCAGGCAAAGCGTGCGCCAGCTGAAAGTATCTCCACTTAGAACCTTGTAGGCATATGCTGCCACCGCGCCGAGTACAGTCATGCCCAGCGCAATCAGCGTGGCAATTAAGCCCGGATCTGATTTGTAAGGCATACGTTTCATTTCCACCCCCGCGTAGGGGACTTGTCCAAATAGGAATTGTCTAAATGTTGAACAGGACAAGCCCGGGTAAACTTCATCTTGTCGATAGAAGAAGTTCCGCCTTGCGCCGTTGGGTAGCCAATAAGAAAGAATCCGCCTGAGTGCGGATTTTTTTATGCATAAAAGACGCCCGATGCCACACAGGATAACGAGGGATGTTTAATTTGATTGGCACGGGCGAAAGAAGAAAGGCCAGCTCTGTGGCTGACCTTTGAAAAATCTCAGGCAATCTCAAAAGTGCCTGATTTTGATATTTGGTTGTGCAATAAACATCATCGGGCACACGATTAAATGCGCCCTGTGATGATTACGGCTCGTCGTAAAGCTTCTGCTTCAGAAGATAACCTTCCAGCAGCCAGATTTTGTTTACTGCGTTTTGTCGCGCGATTTTGCGACCAATTTCTGCATCAAAGTTTTCTGGACTTGCACATGCCGACTCGCCTGTCACGGTGAAGCCGTTTTCCAGAACCAGCACACAGAAAGTCAGGAGCTTTAGCTGATTGAAGTCATCAAGCTCTACTGACTGATTGACCTTTTCGCCACCATCTCTTTCAACGCGGATATTTGCGCCACTACGCCCATCAGCAGCGGTGAAGTAGTGCTCACTGGTGATGATATCTTCTACGTGCTTTGGCGTGACGCGAGGAGCAGTCTTGCCTTTCTCGACAATTTCTTTTTCGATTTGCTGGTCGTTCATAATTATGACCTCTGGCTTTTAGGCAACAAAAAAGCCCTTGCAGATGGTGAGTCCGCAGGGCTTCTTAATTATCACAATTTACTTGTTCGATTGCTGTCCGGGCATCCTTAAGAACACTTACGGCAGCTTAGGTGAATATCATTGCTCATTTGCTCTTTGCTGTCAATGGCCTCTATGCAACTTTCCGCAATTTCGACACTACTTTCCGCTCATTCATCGCTTTTAGCAGCGGAGTGTAGATCAAGTACAATGACGCTGAGAGAATTTCCTTTACCTCTCTTCGGCAGGTAGCCAGCGATGGGGACTTAACACGATTACCACCCCTTGTTGCTATTTTGCGAGGACTTGCGGTCTTGTGCATATACACTGCAATTGCGTATTCAGATGAACCATGCGCGTAGTAGCTAAGCAGTATGCCAAAGGCTTTTTTATCGATGCACATGACGGAGTCCACGACCTGAGAAATCAAGAGTCCGTCATCATCGTTGCACATTGGCCGGTATGGATATGATTGTGGTTCAACAGTAGCCATGTATTGCGCTATGACGCTGCTCTGGCGCTTATCCAGCCTTCCTGAATACACCCACGCGCCGAATAATTCCATCCAACCATTTACCCAATCGAATTGCTCTTTCGTCAGGCTGAGCTCTTTAATCTGTCGCATGATTTCTCTCCGCATTTGGCCTGCCGTGGTTAGGGTGAAACCCGGATGCTATTTCTGCTTGCTTACGCGCTGTTCTCGCTTCCTCTACCGTATCGAAATAGCCTATGTGCATATCTCGTCCGTCAACCTTGAGGCGGGCTCGGTATTTTTTGTGATACACGCACCAATAGACGCCATTAGTTCCATCTGGCCTGTGTTTAACGCCTGCTCTGTTGCGGTTGTTTTCGGAGATATTTACGTTTCTGAGGTTGGAGATTCGCTGGTCTTTTCGATCGCCATTGATATGATCGATGAGGTCTGGCATTTCACCGTAGAACATCAACCAAATAAGCCGATGAACCTGCATCCTTTTCCCTAGAAGGCCGACTCCCATATAGCCCTTATTTCCAACGCTTCCTGCATCCTGTCTGGCGTGCGCCGTATTGAAACCAACCCAATCACATTTTCTCTTGAAGTGATTCATCGGCCTTTCTTTCCACTTAAACGAGCCTGTATCTGGCTTGTACTCGAAACACTCAATGCAATAAATCCTGAGCATGTCCAAGTCATACTCGCGTACTGGCATGTTTCACCCCCATAATTTTCGCTGTGTTACGCAATATGCGGTAGTTGATTTCGAACATGCGGCGGGCGCGGTACATCCGCAGCAGTTGCCACTTCTGTCTGAGGTAGTCGGTCATGCGGCCCCCAATTCGGTAATGATGATTTCCAATCTGCCACCCTTCACCACTTCGCAGCGAACCATGCGCACGTCATCAATCAAGCTGTCGTCAGCTATGACGCCTGCATGGGTGAGTGAGTCGAGGGGTGCTTTGAAAAGGTTGTCGAGGTCACGCCGGGCGCGTGTAGGTGGATAAGCGAGAATTTTTACTTTCAGCCTGCCGGCCAGTTTGAATTGCTGATTTGCTTCAGTGATTTGCTGAATTACTGCTGAGGTGTATTCCCTTCCCTTTTTGCTTTTTATCTTTCGCCCGCGGAACACTGAGAAGAGGTTATTGTTTCCGGGCGGCCACGGTAGGGTAAGCCTGTATTCATTCATCGCTTTAGCTTGCCCTCCTGCAGTAATGCACTCTGTGTCCTGATAACGCCCTCAAGGTGAGCGATACGCGCTTCTGTCACTTCACAGCGCCTTGTGCGGCGATCAATCTCGTCATGGCACGCTGAACAGGCCCAAGCTCCAAAAAGGTCATCTGGCTTCATGCCGGTTCCGCAGATGCCGACCATGCGGTAATGCGCCAGCACGACTGTTTCCGGGTTGCCGTTGCAGATACCGACCAGCCTTACCTGGCATTCTCTGCCGCGTGCTTCATTGCGTAGTTTGGTCATCGCTTCCTCCGCACATCATGAAATTCGGGTCGCTCATTAGCTCCACCTCGCAAGCGCTGCAGCAATAGGTCTCGCAATCGGCCAGGGTAATGGCGCAGAACACGCACGCCAAAGCAGATAGCTCGCCAGCGCCAGTAGGCGGATTTGATGGGGTTGTGTTGCTCATACTCCTCCCACTTGAGGTCGTTTTCGCATTGGTTGCATGCGATTTCGTAGTAGTGCTTATCTTCACTGGTGAGGATGGTGTGGCAGCGGGTGCAGCGTTCACGCATGTTGAACCTCCATGAACGCCTCTATAAATCCTTTCGCGACTTCCGCGTTGATCGCGTTACCGTAGGCGCGCAGTCGTCCCACTCTTTGGGGAGCGCCATTAGCCAGCGGGAATGTGCCGGGCTCAACTGGCCGCCACTTTCCATCCCGGCAGAGGAGCCAGTCAGAATCTCTCCAGAAGCCGTTAACCGGATTGGCTGAGCTATCGAAGCAAAGTCCTGCAGGCGCTGCTGAATCTTCGTCCCGTCTATTCTCTTCATGCTCATTGCATTTTCCGGGCTTGGCGTCCTGTCGTTGCTCGATGCTGTAGGTGTTGGCCATCCCGCTAACATTGCAAAGTCGTTCAGGTTTGAACCGTGCCGTGTCGCACCCATCGCTCTTGCAATCTGTCCGCCACCCGAGCTGTCGCTTGCTTGCGGCGTTGGCCACCCAGAAGAGGCGCTGTCTGATATGCGGCGCACCGAAGCCCGCAGCGCAAATATCAAGTGCTGCTGAGGCGTAGCCCGTTCCTTCCAGGTCAGCTTGTACAAGGTCGAGCCAAGCAAGTCCGTCTTTGCTCGCAACCTGCTCTCCAAAGATTGTCTCAGGTCGCAGCTTTTCGATGAGGTAGTGGAAGTGGGGCCAAAGGTGCCGCTCGTCATCAAACCCAGCGCCTTTGCCTGCGTCGCTGAAAGGTTGGCATGGGCAGCTTCCTGTCCACACTGGCCGATCGTCACTCCATCCTGACTGGCGGAGCGCGTAACTCCAGACGCCAATTCCGGCGAAGAAGTGACACTGTGTGAAGCCTCGCAAATCTCCGGGTGTAACATCCTCAATACTCCTTTCATCAACAACGCCGGCGGCGATGTGTCCTGCTTCAATTAAGTTACGCAGCCACTGGGCGGCGTAGGGGTCGATTTCGTTATACCAGGCAAAAGGCTTTGGCATTCGTCTTCTCCTTTCTGCGAGCTCTGGCATCTCTTGCGCGCATATTTGAGCAGATGCGGCATTGACGTGTTTTCTGCTTCGTAATGATTAGATTTTCACCTTCCAAAGGATGCCCTCGCATGCAGTGAGTTTTTCTGGCGTTCTCGCCCATGACTGTATTGCTGCGGGCGATGTTTTCTTGGTGGGTGACAATGTCCAAGTGCTTGGGATTCACGCACCTGCGGTTTTTACAGAGGTGATCTATCTCTTTATCCGGAGGAATTTCTGCTACATAGAATCGGTATGCGACCCTGTGCGCTTGCTCGGCGCGAGCACCATTCCATATCTGGCCATATCCATTTTTGTAGAGGCTTCCTGTGAATTCCCAGCATCCGCTATTAGGATTCTTTGCTACTTTCGATAAGAGCCTTTCTTCTAAGGTCATCGTGTGAACCTCACTCTGTTAGCTGCAGACTGGCGCAGCCCTTCCAGATACCTGAAGGTGGTAACTTGCGATTCAGTGAGTTTGGGCTTGGGTTTCTTGCGGGGTGATTTGGTGTCGTAGATTGCGTGGTTTTCGTAGCGTTCCCAGATGGATTTGCTTTTCTTCATCTCGCCCTCGCTAACATATGGCGGCATGTGTCGATGCTGCAGCCCATGCGCTGGCTGATGATTGCGAATGTCAGCCCCATTTTTCTTAGCTTCCCTACCTTGTTGCACTCTTCCTGTGTGTGGTGTTGGTATCTGCCTTTGCTCATGCTGCACTCCCAAATCGGTTAGCCCACTCAGCAGCGCGCGCCGATTCATCGCTGAATCTGACGTTATGCTCTGCGCCGAAGGCATGGATGATGGTTATCAGGTCGCGCATCTCGCCGACGCGCATCTTGCTGGTTGATTTGCCCAGAACTACAAAGCCACCGTTAATGCCCGGCACCGTGTCCTGCTGATGCTGAGCCGCGCTGAAAATATTCTTCCAGCTCTCGGAATCCAGTTTTCGCCCATACCAGACTACCTGTGATGAAACGTCATGCAGGCAGGCCCAAAGCATGCGGTTCTGCGCAAGGCTGCGGGTGTCTTTCTGGATGGTTACTTGTAAGGGCTTGTCGGTATCAGTGGGTAGTTGCTGGATGGCGCTGATGCAGTTCTGACGGACGTTGTTGTTTCTCAGTAGATAACGTTGCGTTTCCACTGTTACCTCCCTTCGATTGTCTCCACGTAGTCATAGAGATTGTCAGCGACAGCACTCAGCAATAGCTCGATGCTCTGCTTGCTGTGTCCGCCTTCGCGAATCATCTTGAGTACGGTTAATACTGCTGAGTGAGAGTCTTTGATGGGTTGATGCTTAGGCCTGAGGGGGATTACGTTGCTCATGTGTTTTCACCTTTATTCCATTGACAGCAAGTCGCGCCATCATTTTTTCAAGCGATACTGCTGGGCCTATCTCGGCAGTAATAACCAGGGGTGGCATGCTGATTTCGATAGCGGAGCGGCTGGCTTGCCACATACTCCAAACTTCAGCGACGTAGGTTTGGTCAGGGTATTCTTGCGAATCCCACCCATATGCTTCTTCAAAATATTCTTCAAACTGTCGCCTGCTGGTTTCCCCCTCTCCACTTTCACGGCAATCATCGCCGCTTGCTTGAATTGTCATGAACCCTCCCGAGAGTTCCACTTGGCTGCTAGGTCAGCGCTGCTGATTGGCTGCTCGTTAGGCCACATTGAGGTTTGACAAGATCCGCCACAGTAAACGAACTGATGTCGTTCGCGCTCGCCTGGGTTTTCTGGGTTGCCGGTCGGCATGTTCTGCCCTTTAATTTTTGGCGTCTTACCGCAGAACGGGCATGGCTTCAGTTCTTCAATCATCCTTCCCTCCCATCATTCTCAATCACCCGATAGGCGATGATGTCTGATCCATTGTCCGTGTGAGACCAGTCCCAGAGATGTGGTTTATCCCATATTGCTCTCTGGTCGTTTCTGGCTCGCACTTCTACTTTTAAATCTCTTGGCACTGGACACTCCCCTCCCTTCCACTCAATCCAGCCATCATTTTCAATCTGCCGGTAGGTGTCCGTTGGGGATTCCTGCTGCTCCAGTATGGGGAGTGCAATCCGGTAGGCTTGAAGGTGAAGCTCGGTTGATATTGGCAGGCAATACACCTCCTCCATGCGCTCCCACATTGCGATTTTATTTCTGCACTTCTCAGCGGTTAGCTTATTCATGATTGCACCTCGTACCCAGCGGCTCGGATAGCTGCGACAACGCCATCTTTTGACAAGCACAGCACAGGGTCTTCATTCATCGGGTCTGTTGTATATGCGCTAATCATCAGAGCACCTTTCTTCAGTTCAATAGGCTTCGGCGCAGGAACTGGCGCCTTTGGGTGCACATATCCGCTGTGCTTGTTGGCGTCATAGCTAAGAATGTCTGGCTCTTCCTGTAATTCCCCAATTAGGTAGCGCATACGATCGGCTTCATATCGAACGCGGTCAGGGTATTCAGAACGGTCAATGGTGATGCCCGTAGAAATACATTCACCTTTGCGATGAAGTATCGCTGTCCAGTTAGACTTACCATTCGTTTCCGGCATTGAGCCGTACCATACTGTCAGCACTGGCATTTTTTTCTTGTCCATCAGAAACCATCCTTCTTGCTCTTGCCGCCATTGTCGGAACGGGAATCGCGCTGTGGTGCCGGTTTGCTTTCGCCGAATACGCGCTTAATCAGCTCAGCGCGAGACAATCCGTGAATTACCTGTGTCATGATGCAGCTCCAGATGCTTCAGCTTCATAGGGCAAGCTTTCGCAGTAAGCCATGATGCCGAAATGTGTAATGTGATAGCCCTTGAAGGTGATGCCTCGGTCGGTGAATTCGACAAACTCCAGGTAGCCATCATCAGCCAGCTGCTGAACCAACTTTGATTTAGACTGGAATATCGGATACGGCGTCTCTTTCATGGCGTGAGCAATATCGGCTTCCCACGCTCGCTCCAGTATCGCCAACTGTTTTTTGTTCATGCTGGCCCCTTAACTTTCATGCCGGCCGCTTTGATAGCGTCTACCACGTCACGCTGGTAAAGCTGTGGTTTGAATACGCCGTCATACCAGTATTCGCTGTCGTTGATGTCAGGCAGGCTGACGCCGTTGTCGGTGAGAACGATGCTACGGCTACGTTTGTGCTTGCGCTGAAGTACGCCCTTTTTCTCCAGCGCTTTGACGTGCAGATATGCGGTATTGCGCGACTTCCAGCCCATTGCCTCAGTGATTTCGGTGATGGTCGGAAAGAAGCCGTGCTCGGCGCAGTAGCTCTTCATGAAGTCGAGTGTGACTTCCTGTATTTGGGTCACGCGAATAGTCATGATGCCGCTCCTTCCCGGCCTTCCAGCCAGAAGAAAAACGCGCGATCGACTACAGCATCGCGATAGCCCATGTACGTCCTGCGCAGGTCATGCTTATCGCCGTGCACGCTGCGGTAGAGGCGCTCAAACCTGATGCGTATTCCTTCGCTCATGATGACCTCGCTGATTTCAGTTTTGCGCGGAGCATGGCAACGCCTTCGAGTGCCTTCTCGCTGGTTGATGGGATGGAGAGCTTTAGCAGCTGCTTTCGCGGCTCCGGTATGTCTTCGCCAGCTTCGATGCGCTGCGACATCTTACGTAGCTCTGCCCGGCACTTAACGCGCAGCTCTGCTTCACTCAGGTTTCCGGCGCGCATCATGCTGTACAGGCCAGTGACCATCCAGTAATCAGCGTTGGTCTTCCACGGGTACTGCTCCGGCGATGCATAATCTCCACGCTTCGCACAGTAGGTCATCACCATCGAATACAGCTCGTCTTCGTCAGGCATGCCAGCGGCGCTGAATGACGCTTCTTTGCACCACTCAATGAACTGGCCCGGTGATGGCAGAAACGGCGAACCGCTGGCGCGTGCGTGCTTCATGCCTGCTGACAGCTGCTGCTTGCTGTGGATTCCGTTCTCAGCGAATGCGGCGATCCACTGACGCTTTGCTGCTGCCTCGTCTTCCGGTCGCTTCCATGCGGTGCTTACTGATGCCGGGAAAACCTGCTTAAGGCTGCTGAACAGCGCATCGACAAGTTTCTCATCGCCTTCCTGCAGAACACGGTCTACCGGTTGCGGGACGTCGCCAGCCAGGCGGGCCAGCGCGTTACCATCGCGGTTTTGAATTGCAGATACGAGTTGTCTCATAGGAATTCATTCTCCCAGGCTTCGCGACTGTTCCAGTGCTGTGCAGGTTGCTGCTGAGCTAAAGGTAACGGCTTGCGGATAGGAAATTTCGGTTTAAACAGGCCTTGATAGCCGTTAGCAATACTGGCGTTTATCACATCCACCGGATCATGCCCGTTATCAAGGCAGTCTTTCAGGACGCCGAACGCCTTGGTGACTGTCATTTCAGTCTTGATAGGCTTCTTCGCTTCCTGTCGATACTGAACCCATTCATGCCATGCCTGCTGGTTGAGCCATAGAGGAACGGGTATCGAGAAAGGGTCAAACTTTGGTGATTCCCCCTTGGGGGATTTAGGGGGTAGTTTGTTTTTATCTGTCTTTGGAAGAATGTCTTTGGTGTTCCCTGATTCCGGGGATGGTGATCCCTGAATTTGGGGATGGTTATCCCTGTTTTCGGGGATGGTTGGCACATCCGTTTTTTCAGGTTTTGAAACCAGTGGAACTGGCTTCTTATAAGCCCATTTTTCCAAGTCTGTATTGATGCCGATATAGCGTGTCTGCCCGATGCGTCTCAGGCTCAGAATCTGCCGCTCTGCAAGATTGTTCACTGCCTCCGAAGAGTGCTTAACGCTCAGGTCGGTAATGTCAGCAATGAGGCTGTTGGTTATCCTGTCCTCTTTTTTCGACCATCCATATGTCAGGCGGATAATTGAGTTCAGAACGCGGAATTCACGACCTGATAACTCAACCTTGCAAAGTGCATCCTGAATCTGATTAGCCAGCCGCAGAAAGCCATTTTCAAGGTCGGCCACATGACCTCCTGGCTTATCTGGTAGTGATACTTTGTTAACGAAGTCCACTCGCTGCAAATTACCCATGCGATTGTTCTCCACTGTTTACATATCCAGTTAGTCCTGGCATTATTAACTCCGTCGATTGTCAGAATTCGATTGTGATTTGAGAGCCATCTGTTACAGCAGGTGGCTTTTTCTTTGTAAGCACGTCAGCAAATCTCCGCGCCAGTTCGACTATTTCCGTGTCGTCTACCCCATACTCCAGAATTGCCATCGCCATAGCTGCCTGGCTGAAGAAACCATCTTTCATCCGGGTGACCTTGCAATCAGGAACGCCCATCAGCTTTGCGAACTTTGTCTGGCCCATTACGGCCAACTTCCCTAACAGTTGCGACTCAATGCGAGACGCTTTTTTGCGGTACTTTGCAGCTTCCATAACAGATACTTCTCCGTGTTGAATTGGTTGCGTGACATTGCGGTGAGCAAGTCACTTTGGTTTTGCCCTGGTGTTCCGAGGGCGGTCAGATTGATAAAGAGCGGTGTTACTTAAGCTGCTTGCCCCGGGTGTGGGAACAGAGCTGGTAAATCAGGGCGGAACTCGTAAGCAGGGATCTTTCCATCTGTAGCAGCGACCAGAGAGTGGACGTGCTCAGGGGAAATCCTTTTCTTACCGTTCAGCCAGTCACAGATTGTTGACTGCGCCTTGCCACAACGACGCGCTAGCGCCATCTGGCTACCGGCAATCTCAATCGCTTTTTCGACAGCTGCGTTTTTCATAATCACCTCTTCGATTGATTAAGGGTGAGTTTAACTATCGCTTTAGCGAAAATCAATCGCCTTTGCGATTTTGATTATAAATCGCCCCAGCGATAGAATTGGATGTCTAAATCTGAGGTGTATATGACTTTTTCCGAACGGCTCGACTTAGCCATGAAACAGGCGGGTATGACGCAAGGGAGGCTTGCTAAATCCGTTGACATGGCGCAGTCCACAATCAACAAACTTCTTAATGGCTCTAATGGTTCTCGCAAAACCGTTGATATAGCCAAAGTTCTGGGCGTCCGCGCTGAGTGGCTTGCAACTGGCGAAGAGCCAATGCATCATTCAGAAAGCGGAGCGCATCACCCAGATTCAACCATTCCTCCTGAAAATGAATGGGTTGGCGTTAAAGCATGGGATCGTAGTACTCCGCTAGATGATGATGAAGTTGAAGTGCCCTTCCTCAAGGACATTGAGTTCGCTTGTGGGGATGGCAGCTATAGCGAAGAGGATTACAACGGTTACATGCTTAGGTTTTCTAAAGCGACACTGCGCCGCATTGGGGCAAAAACTGATGGATCAGGGATTCTTTGCTTTCCGGCAAGGGGTGACAGTATGGAACCGAGAATCTCTGATGGCGCTACCGTTGCCATAAATACTGATGACAAGAAGATCATCGACGGAAAGATGTATGCAATTAACCAAGATGGATGGAAGCGCATTAAAATGTTGTTCCGTGTTGGCCCGGAGACCGTAAGCATCCGCAGCTATAACAAAGCGGAGCATCCAGATGAAGATAAGAGCCTGAATGAAGTGGAAATTTTGGGCCGCGTATTCTGGTGGTCGGAAGTGGACTACTAACCCTTCAACAATCCCCTCCTCAAATTAGAGACCGCAAACGCGGTCTTTTTTTTTGCCCTTACAAAAATAAATCACTTTATCATTCAACAAATTATCGCTTTATCTATGTCATTTATCGTTTAGGCGATTGACTGCGATTATCGCTTTAGCTATTGTTTATCCCACAGCAGGACGCTGGCGAACAACGAAACGGATTTCAGCTCTTTAACAATATGACCCTGTGAATACACAGGCCGAGGCGAGTGCTTCGGGATTGGATGAATGCGCAGGCTGATGCGCGACCGATGTATAAACAGCGCCCATGGCAAGCCGTAACCAACCGGCGCCTCAAGACAGAGTCACTGGTAGTGAGGGCGCTCTAACCAGTAAGCCGGAGATCAGCACCGGCCATCCAATCACCCAAACACTCATCGAGGAATACCCATGAACGAGAAATACCAGAAATCATCTGCTTATCGTGAAGCCGACCTTTGGGATTCGATGCGCAACCAGAACGATCGCAACTACCGTCGCGTACTGAAAAAGCAGCGCGCTAAAGTCGCCAAACGTAACGGAGCAAAGTGATGAACAGAAATCAACGCCGTATGGCTGCGTACAACGCACGCAAATCGACTGAACAGATTGAGCGTGACGGTTACACCAAAAGAATCGATCGGGCCTTCACGAAGCTCTCATTGGGCTGTACAGCGAAGGTAGCTCGAGCCACCTCCTCCCCTAGTCTGCGAGATAAGCAGGAAGGTGGAGCAGTGTGTTTGCCGGATGTAGCGCAATTTGCAGCAGGCTATCGGAAATCTAAAGACAACGTGACGGCGAGGTGATGATGGGAAACGTCATACACGAATGGTGCGAGGCTAACAAAGACAATCCAGACTGTGAGGATGCAATTCAAAGCTTCAGGCGAAACGAAAGTTACTTCGATAAAAAGCTAAAGGATGGCGACTACTTCCACATTTGCAAAGAATGCGGGATGCCTGAGTTTGCAACCTATTATCACGAAGAAAAATTGATACAGAACCAGCTCTGTTTCGGATGCGATTTCTGGCTAGATAAGCTGAAAGTTAAAGGGATGATTGTCATTAACGGCGCGTTTTACAGAGATGGCGGAAATTCACCTAACACCGATAGCAAATTTCTTGGTTTTGGTGGACGCAAGTTCTCTATCCGCATGCTGGATGGTTCAAAGGAATGGACTACCAATAACTTATGGACTGCTGGAGATTGCCCTAAGCAATTCCGGCCAGAAGATAACGCAGAATTCACGAAGGTCGCTTAAGCGGCCTTTTTTACGCCACCTGTTCACTAAACAGCGTGGACGCAGCAGAACTGATAAGAGGTGAGTATGAGCATTAGCGGAACATTTAGAGCGGCATCAATCACTGGCATCTCAGCGGTGCGTGAATATTCCAGCCTTGTTATTGAAGTAGAGCTAGAAGACTTACAGATTTCTGAGGCCATAAAGGCTGACGAAATCGTACCAGAGTACACTTCGGCGGCTTTGCTTGATGCCATCGGAGAATCTGAAGTAGTCGAATGGCTTGAGTCAAGCGGCTACACGGTTGAGAAAGCATAACCCCACACCGAGCGGGTTTCTTTTTACCTTAACCAAGGCCAATACCATGAGCACACAAGATTGCATTATCTGCTGGGTAGTGACTGCTTTGCTGATGGGGTTGGCGATGATAGCGAGGATTTGAGATGACAAACGAGAATTTTGGTTTCGACGAGTGGATGGATTTTCTGCGTGACCATGCAGCCAAGAAAGGTGAAAAGGCTAACTTCCCTGATGAATGGCGTGAGGATTATGACGATGGACTTACGCCTGAAGAGGCGTGGAGCAAAGCCTGGGATTGAGTGACACCGCAGAGCTGATTGTCTAGTCAGCTCAACGGTGCATTCCGCACCAACGCTTAAGAGTCGAGCCCTTGAGCAACAAATAGAACGTTACATCCTTACGCCCGGCGCAACGCTGGGCTTCTTTTTGCCTGAAGGAAATGCAAATGAGTGAAACAACGGAATTAGCAGTGCTTGAGGTAAAGCCAGAGCAAGCGCCAACGCTTTATGTGCCGAACGGACTCGATGCGTTTCTTGAAGAGATTCGCAAGCAGGTCAATGAGGTTCCAGACCTCACTACGGCAAAAGGTCGCGCTCGTGTTGCGTCATTGGCGGCGCAGGTATCACGCAGCAAGACAGCAATCGAGAAGCCGGGGCGTGACTACCTCAGGCGCCTTAAGGAAGCCGTGAAGCCCGCTGAAGCAGAGATTAAGCGCTTTGTTGATGCCTGCGACGCGCTGCGTGATGAAACGCGCAAGCCACTGACTGAATGGGAGGCCGAGCAGGAACGCATCAAGGCCGAAGAAGAAGTGCGTATCGATGCTGAAAAGCTGGCAGCGCAAATCGAAGCCGATCATGAAATCGCCCTGCTTCTGAATGACAAATTCGACCGTGACGCAGCTGAAGCCAAAGCCGAAGCAGAGCGCCAGCACATTGCTCACGAAGAAGAGATTAAGCGTCTGGCTGTCGAGCAGGCACGCATTGAGGCTGAGCAGAAAGCCCAGCAGGAACGCGAAGCAGCAGCACGTCGTGAGGCTGATTTGAAGGCAGCGAAGGAAAAGGCCGAGGCCGACGCAAAAGCCGCACAGGAACGTGCAGAGCGTGAAGCCAAAGAAGCACAGGAGCGCACCGCACGGTTGGCGCAGGAAGCGCGTGAGCAGGCTGAGCGCGATAAGCAGGCAGCCATCGCAGAAGAGCAGCGCAAAGCCAAAGCAGCGGAAGATGCCCGCCTGGCTGAAGAGAAACGCATCGCGGACGAAGCGGCAGCGCGTGCAGCAAATGAAGCCCATCGCAAGAAGATTAGCACTGAGATTGTCACCGCTCTATTGGGCCACACCAGCCTAACCCGCGAGCAGGCAATTGAAGTTCTGGTTGCGCTGAAAGACAGCAAAATCCCGCATACCAGCATCACCTACTGATTTAACCACTTAACCAACACCAAGGAATCACCCATGCAGACATACGCCGTCGCTGGGGCCACCCACATGGGTGACTTCGGCTTTAACACGTCACAACTCGACCGTTTAGTGCGCCGCCTCCGTTCTGGCCTGCGCTCACTTCTGGACACTCTGAATCAGCGAGGCGAACCATGAGAACACGTCATTTCAGAAAGGCTCAGGAGCTTTCGCGTGAAGCCGTCCTGTATAGCAGCGCCGCTAAGTGGGCGGTAGCGATGAACCTGTTAAGGAGCGCGCTGGCATGAACATAAAAATCGAATGCGGCGAAATCGAAACCCGCGCCGGACAGCGCCCCGGAATGATGATCGCCGAACTAACAGAGGTGTCTCTGCTGGATTTCGACGGCAAGAAGGTTCTCAACCAGCTGGACATCAAGGACGTCATGGAGTGGCTTTCAGAGCAGGGCTACACAATTCATCAGGAGAAAGCAGCATGACCGATGACGACGCAGCGTTTATTGAATTCATGCAGGGTGTGCTGGGCGACCTTTCCAACCCTATGACATACGAGCAAGCCGCAAAGGATGCGATTGCCGATCACCGCACGGAGCGCCAGTTTGAAATGATGGGAGGATGCCATGAGTAAAGAATTCTACGCACGACTAGCGACAATACAGAGCACGCTCAACGCGCCTAAAGGCCAATACAACAACTTCGGCAAATACCATTATCGAAGCTGCGAGGACATTCTGGAGGGCGTTAAGCCGCTGCTGAATGGCCTCTTCCTCTCAATCTCAGACGAGATAGTGCTGATTGGCGATCGTTATTACGTGAAGTCGACTGCGACGATTACAGATGGCGAAGCAGCCCACAGCGCGACAGCAATGGCTCGTGAGGCGCTTGATAAGAAAGGCATGGATGAGGCGCAGATTACCGGCGCAACCAGCTCATATGCCCGCAAATACTGCCTGAATGGCTTGTTCGGAATTGATGACTCTAAGGATGCCGATTCTAACGAGCATAAGCAGCAGCAAAACAACGCAAGGCCTCAGCAGCAACAGCAACAGCAGAAACCTAAGCCGCAACCTGATGCAGTTTTGGCAGCGTTCAGTGAAGCTGCATTGCAGAAAACAACGATTGAAGAGCTGAAGCAGGCCTTCGCAAAAGCATGGCAAATGCTCGATGGAACTCCTGAGCAGGCCAAGGCTAAGGAAGTCTACGAAATTAAGAAATCTGAACTGGAAGGAGCAGCAGCATAATGCCAATCAGCCAGCAGGAGTTGAAAACTCTCTTCAACTTTAATCCAGAAACAGGCCTGCTCACATGGAAAGTAAGTCCGGGCGGAAAGTCACATGTTTGCGTAGGTGATGTTGCCGGAAGTATGAGTGGTGACGGTTACTGGCAAATTAAGATTAAAGGCAAGGTGTACAAAGCTCATCGACTAGCCTGGATGTTTGTTCATGGCGTAATGCCACCCATGATTGACCATATCAATGGGATAAGGTCAGACAATCGCATGGCAAATCTTCGCGCCTGCGACATCTTCTCCAATATGTGGAATATGAAGAGAAGCGTCAGAAACAAGTCAGGCATAAAAGGCGTGTCATGGAATAGTCAAATTTCAAAATGGAAAGCTCAGGTAACAATTAGAAAAAATTGTATTCATCTTGGCTATTACGAGGACTTGGAGCTCGCCTCCCTAGTTGCTTCAGAGGCACGAGAAAAATTACATAACCAATTTTCGAGGCACGATTAATCATGGGTATAAACACAATCACTATCTCTGGATTTGTAGGCAAGGATGCCGTTTTGCGCGTTACCCCGAACGGAAAGCATATCGCTACCTTTTCACTGCCGGCCAAATCCGGCTTTGGTGACAAAGAGAAAACCTCCTGGCTGCAATGCAAAATGTTCGGCGCGATGGCTGAGAAGTTAACGCAGGGCATCACCAAGGGCGCAAAGGTTACCGTGAGCGGTGAGTTTGTGCTGGAAGAATGGGATCGTGATGATGGCAGCAAGGCATCCATACCCACAATTCTTGTTCGCGACATCGACCTGCCACCTAAGCAAGCGGGAAACGGAGCGCCATCGAATCAGCAGCAATCGCGCGGGCAATCTACCGCATCTAACCAGTTCGATCCGGACATCCCCTTCTGATTTAACCCACCAATAAGGCCGCCACCATGGAAATGACACCGATTCAATCGGCGCATTACGCACGCCTGAATGAAGACGATCGCGCTAGATACATCAAGCAACTTCAGAGCGATCGTGAACGCCAGAGATTAAAGCAGGAAGCGCTAGCCGGTGTCGTGGCGGCCTTACAGGCATCGAAAGAGGGAAAGGAGCACCCTCGTCTGCTTACGCCACAGAGAAAGGAATATCTGTATATCAAAGAGCTTGAGCGCCGCGAGCATTACGTCATGGCTAAGCGTCCGCCGCTGCCACATATCATCGTGACGAGGAAGGTAGACGATTACGAGTGGCGCGACTTTACCAACACCATGCGTGGACGCTTCGGCGCTCAGTTACAAGAGTAGCGGCACAGCGCCGCGCCAGATTAATCGACGCTGGCCTGTACCCGGTTGGCGAATGAGGGGAAGAGATATGAGTGAAGTTAAGCGTTTAAGCTTAGATATGCAATTCGCTAAGTCACAGGTCAAGCATGACGATAACGGCGAACTTTGTTTTTACAGAGACTACGCAGCCCTGCAGCAATCCGCCGATGAATACGCATCAAAATACATGGCGGCGCAAGACAACCTGAAAAAGGCACATCTGCTGTACCAGTCAGCTATAGATGAGCGTGGCGCCCTGCAGCAAAAGCTGGATGCGGTGCTGGCGGAGAATGCCGAGATTAAATCAGGAATCGCAGATATCACTTTCATGCGAGATGATGATTTCTTCTCCTCTACGCAGGAAGCGCAGCGAGTGATGGGATTCCTGGTTAACATCAAAACCCCAGCCACTGACGCCATCCTCAACGAGGTTCGGGCTGAGGGAGCAAGCATGGTTTCGACTCGCATTCTTGCCTGTCTGGATGAGTTTCCAGGGCGCGTAGCTGACATCGTGCAGGAATGCGCAAACATTGCAGACAGCACCGCGTCAGAACTCCGCGCCGGCAACACCGAAGGAGCCAACCATGACTAACAACCAGCAACTTGCAGTACATTGCCGCGACGTTATCGCCAATCCGCAAGACCATCTGGATTGGGTGGTGGATATGGCGAGAGTGGCGCTGAAAGCGCTGAAGCCGATTGATTTAAGCGCCTGCAAAAAGCTCTGGTATGAGCACGATGATTTATCGCATGAGATTGTATGCATACCAGTGAAAGAGATTAAAAAAGTAATCCGCACTGCCGGCTTAAGGTGCAAATCATGATGACCGAAGAGCAACGCCGGTTCGAGAAATGGGCATCGTTAATATACGATACTCGTCTGCTTAAAGATGAAAAAGGTAATTATCGCGGTCAGGTTCTTCAGCAGCTATGGCAAGCATGGCAGGCCGCACTCACCCAACCTGCAAGCCCGGCGTTGAAGTTGCCTGGTCCATTCGATGCAAATGACGCAAAGATGTTTTGTGCGGCACACGGAGTTGAGGGTACTTACGAGCTGGCATCACAAATGGCTAACTATGCCGTCGATAAGGTTGTGCGCCTTAATGCTCCACACACAGCACCAATAGAGCCTATATGTGCCACAGGTGGTGCAGAGTGGGTGAAGGTGCCGCGCGAGCCTACACGACAGATGATGTCACAAGGTCACTTTGCAATGGCTGGAACTGACAGGGGTAAGTTTCGTCGCATTTATCAAGCCATGATTGCTGCAGCGCCTCAGCCCGAATAACCCCACCCCGAATAAATCCCAATGCCGCGAAAGCGGTTTTTTTGTGCCTGGAGAAAATCATGCAAATCGATATCGGCGACAAATACGTCCTAACCGCTGACCAGTTTCAGTACATCGTTCAGGAGAAGAAGACAGTCAAGGAAGGCAAGAACGCTGGCAGTGAATATCTCTCTCTTGTTGGCTACTACCCAAAACTTAGCCAGGCGATCACCGGCCTGATTCATCTGGATGTGCAATTGTCAGATGTGCAGTCGCTGCAGGCTATGGAGCAGCACATTAACCGGGTGGCTTTGCAGTGTGAGCAGGCATTTAAGGAGGCGGAAAATGTGTGATATCGCCGACGAAGCAGCAGCACTTGAGTTGCAAATGATTGAAGTTGCGCTCGCCAACAGAGAAAGGCCGACCATGACCTTCACCGGCGCTTGCCACTACTGCGAGGAGAAAGTGGATAAGGGCTTCTTCTGCTGCCCTGAATGCAAAGATGATTATGAGCGCATTGAGCGTGCGGCTAAGCAACGGAGGGCAGCATGAACGTTTACACACTGACAGTAGAGTTTCCCGAAGGTGTTGCGCCAGCAGTAGGCCCAAACACTGATATTCTCGGCGGCAAGCCGATTCGTGTCGCTTATTTCGATGCGCGGGATGACCACTTCACTTCTGAGCAAGTGGAATTGATTGAGCGTGCTCTGGAGTTTTACTGCGACCAGCACAGTGAAGATGATTTAGAAATTCCGCAAAAGCTTCAGTTTCTCACCCAAGAATAATCCCCCACCCCATTAACCTTTATCGCGCTCTGCGTGAGGAGTTGTTATGCCTAAGAGTTTGTTCGTAACCATGCCCGACGAAAGCGTGTGGGCCGTTCCAGTCGAAATTATCGCCCGCAATCGCGCAGCTTATTACGCGCATAAAGTTGGCGGTGACGTCGAACGAAGCCTTACTGAGGACACAATGCCGCTATTCGATTCCGACCCATTCGAGGTTGAGGATTGGGCAGCAAACAACATGAATTGGTCTGATGTTGTTGAGCACGCTGTGATGGTTGAAAAAGGAGAAACGGATTTCGAGGATGGATGGGCGAACGGAGAGAAAGAAGTTAAAGAGCTGTGACCACCACCTGCGAAGACATCACCCCGGCTGAGGTCATCATCGATTTCAGCCTTCTCGCTGCAGTAATCATCTCTTTTATCCTCGGCAAACCACCTAAGGAGTGAGTGTGGCTATATGGTCACATTTGCTCTGGTTGGGTTGGGTTGTTGCTATATACCGACATTGGAGAATTCAATTATGGAATTGCGCGAAGACACACTCGTTGACCTGAAATTCATCATGGCCGATACTGGTTTCGGCAAGACCTACATTTATGACCGTGTAAAAGACGGCACCCTCTGCAAGCCCATCAAAATCAGCGGACGCTCTCGCTGGAAATATCGCGATCACTTGGAGTTCAAAAACAAGCTCATTTCCGGCTGCGGCGGGTAAAATGCTGGGTAAAGAATTCTTCCAATTTGAAAAACTCTATATGGTGCAACTTGTTAGGCGGTGTATTAGACGTCTGCAGGGGACACCAGATTTTACTCTTTTGCCGCTTAAAACAGCCACCTCGCCAGCCCCAGCGTCACGCCTGCAGTACTCATCATGCCAGCAACTATCCATTTCGTCTGTTTGCTCAATTCCTGATGAATTTTGCCTATATCCTGATGCACTTTGCCGATCTCCTGGTAAAGATCGCTTTTGGTGACGTAATTGGATTTGATAACCGCAATGTCCGTCTTCATTAAAGCCATGTCTGTTTTGATTTCGACGATATCCGCTTCCAGCTTAGAAACGCGCTTTTCCAT